GGAGATGTGTGGGAACGTTTATCTAATGGCGAGGTTACTTACCCTGCTATGTTCTACACTTTAACGGGTGCAACTATAAACGCTAAAAATATTACCTATAATTTTAGCCTTTATTTTATGGACAGAATGTTAATGGAAGAGACAAACGAAACCGAGGTTTTATCGGATATGACTTTAGTAGGTCAAGATATAGTGGCTCAGCTACGTTATCCTAAAGCTATTTGGGATATTGGCGATACTGCACCTTTGACTTACTTTACTGAAAGTGATCCAGATTATCTTGCAGGAGTTAAGATTGATATTACAATGGAATTACCTTACCTAAACGATAGATGCCAAGTGCCTTCTATTTATACATACTAAGATGATAGGAAAAAAGATTAACCAATTAGCTACCGAGTTAGCACCTGCTACAACTGATTTAACTATTATAGGAGACCCAGTAACGGGAGTGAGTAAAAAGATTACGTTATCACAAATAGCTAATTTGTTTGCAACTTCGGGTACAGTTACAAGCGTAGCAGTTACCGAAACAGGCGATGCTTTAACAATTACAGGCAGTCCTATAACAACTGCTGGAACTATTAATATAGGATTTGCAGGAGCAGCTACTCAATATGTAAGAGGCGATGGGCAATTATCTGACTTCCCGACATCAACAGGTGGTGGAAGTTCTGTTTCTTATTATTTGAATTCAAGTGTAAGTCAAGGTACATTAGGGGGTGTTGCTTATAGACAATTTAGTAAGACACCGATTGCAGGTGCAGGAACTGATATTACTGTTTCGGCTAACGGATATATAGCTTCTTACATTACTGATGCCAATGACCCAGCTTTATTAGAAGTACCTGCCGGAAACTTTAATTGTGAGTTTTATTTTAGTGTAAATTCTAATAATCATAACCCTTATGTTTATGCAGAAGTGTATAAATATGATGGAACTACTTTTACTTTATTAGGTAGCAGTCAATCAGTTCCTGAGTATTTAACTAACGGAACTACATTAAGTCCTTACTACTTTGCTGTCCCTGTTACTGCAACTGTTTTAACAATAACAGATAGGATTGCAATTAGAATATATGCAAACGTAGATGGTAGAACTGTAACTTTACATACAGAGAATAACCATTTATGTCAAGTAGTTACAACTTTTTCTAAGGGATTGACTTCTTTAAATAACTTAACAAGACAAGTACAATTTTTAGCAACAGGTACAAGCGGTACTGATTTTAACATAGCAAGTTCTACTGCTACACATACCTTTAATCTACCTACGGCAAGTGCTACTAATCGTGGTGCTTTGTCAAGTGCAGATTGGACAACATTTAATAATAAGCAGAATGCTTTAACTAACCCGATTACGGGAACGGGAGCAAGTGGGCAGGTAGCATTTTTTAACGGAACTACAAGCTTAACAGGAACTAATAATTTCTTTTGGGACACGGCTAATAATCGTTTAGGTATTGGAACTACAACACCCCAAAGGTCTATTGAGATTTTTAACTCTACTGCTGATAATCATTTACGTTTAAGCGGTAATGCTCCGAGCGTATCAATGGGCGAGGCGGTAACGGGTTCAGTATATCAAGCTAAGTTCGGTCTTGTAACTGTTAACGGGCAGTTCGCTTCGGCAGGTCTTGCAGGGGACTTTGTTATTATTTCACAAACGGGTGCAACTATATTTGTTACCAATTCAACGGAGAAGATGCGAGTACAAGCATCGGGTAATATGTGCGTTGGCAATACTAACGATACTTATAGATTAGATGTAACGGGTACGGCAAGATTAACGGGTCAACTTAGGTTAGAGTCCACTATTACGGACGGAACTAATACTTACACGCTACCAAGTGCAACGGGAACTTTAGCTTTAACTTCACAATTAACGGGCGGAACTGTAACGAGTGTAGGCTTATCTTCTGCAACAAGCGGAGTAACTATTGGCTCTACACCTATTACAACAAGTGGAACTATTACTTTAGCTATTGCTACTGCAAGTGGTTCACAACAAGGTTTATTATCAAGCACCGATTGGACTACCTTTAACAACAAGCAAAGTGCTTTAACAAATCCAGTAACGGGTACAGGTACTACAAACTACCTACCTAAGTTTACAGGTGCAAGTACAATAGGGAATAGTATTGTTAGCGAAAGCGGTGGCATTGTAAGTGTAGCAGGTAGATTTAGCGCAAGTGGTAATGATTTTCATTCCTTATTAGTTGCAGAAGGTTCGGCTCAATTAAAATTAGAAAGGACAAGTACAAGTACAGGTCTAATGTATTTAGGTGCTGACAATGTTGGCTTTAAAATATTTGACTCTGGTTTTGCTACTCGTCTAACATTAACAAGTGGTGGCAATTTAGGATTAGGAGTAAGCCCGAGTGCGTGGGCTTCAGGAACAAGAGCATTACAAGTAGGTAGTTATGGTGCTTTAGCTTGGACAGGTGGCATTGATATTAGTATGACAAACAATGCTTACTATGATGGCACTAATTGGGTTTATATTGCAAGTCAAGAAGCAGGTAGATTTTTAAACAATAGAAATACTTTTGCTTGGTATCAAGCAGCAGCAGGAACGGCAGGTAACGCTATATCCTTTACCCAAGCTATGACGTTAGATGCGAGTGGTAGATTGGGAATTGGTACTACTTCTCCTGCAAGAAAATTAAATGTGCAAGGAGCAGATGATGGCACACTGCAAATTCGTATGCAAGGAAGTGCAGCAACAGATAGCTATTGTGAAATAGGTAGAGAGGCTGCAAGTACAGGAGATTTTAGAGTTAATGTTTGCCGTAGCGGTACAGTAATAAATGCACTAAAAATTTCAGACACTACAGGAGCAGCTACATTCTCAAGTAGTGTAACGGCAGCAAGTTTAGCTTTGAATGGTTCTATTGCTAATAGTGGAGATGCTGCAACACTTACAATTAAACAATCAAGTACATCATATACAAATGGTATTTATTTAGAAAGAGGTGGAGAGAGAAATGGTTATCATATGTACATTGGTGGGGCATTAGACGCACTTACTTTTAGAAGAAACTATTTTGGCACACAATCAGATGTGATGTCTTTGACTAGGGACGGTAACGTAGGTATAGGTACTACATCGCCAAGTGATTTACTTTCTGTTGTTGGAGGTGGTCTTTATCCTCGAATAACTATACAATCTACTAATACTGGAAGTTCAGCAGCTGGTATAAACTTTGCAGATAATAGCGGTACTCAATGGGCAATAGCTTATGATAAGGCTGGTAGTGGATTACAGTTTTTCAGAGAGGGTGGTGGGAACAGAGTTTATATAACAAATGCTGGCAATGTAGGTATAGGCACTACTGCTCCAACAAGTAAATTACACGTTGTAGGTTTGCCTACATCAAGTTCTGGCTTAACCGCAGGTGCTATATGGATTGACGGAACAACATTAAAAATCGTAACATAAAAAACAAATAATATGACAACTTACAAATGGGTAGTTAGTTCTTTAGACAGTTATCCTAAAGATGCAGAAGGTTTAACAGACGTTATCTGCGTAATACATTGGCGCAGACAAGCAGAGCAAGTAGAAAACGAAAAGACATACTTCGCAGAGGTTTATGGTACGTTAAGCGTTCCGTCTCCTAACCCTGCGGACTTCGTACCTTATGACCAAGTTACCTATGAAATGGTATGCGGTTGGTTAGAAGCAGGACTTGACCAAGTATCTTTAGATGAGAACTTAGATAGCCAGATTGCAGATCAAATCAATCCTAAAATTGTAAGTTTGCCTTTGCCGTTTCAAAATCCTTAATATATCTTTACAAATAAAAAACAACGTATGAAAAACAAAGACCTATTACAATTAGTAGCAAACCTTAACGCAGTTATCGGTAGCCAAGAAACTAAGACCCAAAAAAAGTTAGTCCAGATTTACAACAAAGTAAAGCCTTATCACGAAGCCTATAATACGGAAGTAGAAAGCCTAAGATTAGACAATGCTCAAACGGATAGTAACGACTGCTTATTGCTTACGGACAAAGGGGAGTACAAATTTTCAAAGGAAGGCATTAAGAAGCTGACAAAAGATATTGAAGCCTTAAATGATAAAGAATTTGATTTTCAAATAATTAACGTAGTCAATCCCCAGGGTTTAGAAGATTTCACATTCTTACAAGATTGGGTTACTGGCATAGAATTTAACAAACAAGAAGAAGAAGAACTATAATGGGAAATAACCACCAAGCAGACCAATCAACAATCGTTTCTTTAATTAGTGCTACAATTAGCATTACAAATATTCAACCACTATTCACATTGTTGGCGAGTTTGGTGGCTATTGTTTCTGGTGGTATGGCTATCCGTTACTATTGGAAAATGACTAAGAAACTTAAATGAGAATAATAATTTTAGCTTTACTACTTACGTCTTGCGCTTCAGTTAAGAAGTTCGAAAAAAGATATGATAGCACGGGGACTACTAAGATTGACTCCGTGCGTTTGACTTTTTATGATAGCGTAACTAAGATTATAGAGAAGGAGCAGATATTTACTAAAGAGGTTACGATCTATGACACAATACGAATAGCAAAGGATAGCTTTATAGTTATTCCCAAAATCGTAACTAAGTGGATATACCAGACAAAAGAAAAGGAAACCGACAATAGCCTTATTAAAAAAGATACAATAGCGTTTAATCGCACAGAAACGGCTCAAATTTCGATTGTAGATAAAAATAAGGTAACTACACAAAATAACTTTTGGAAGGCTCTAATAGGGCTTATAATAGCGATTATATTAATTTTAGCATATTGGAATAAGTTATGGAAGTAAACAAAGCAGGTAGGGACTTAATAAAGCACTTCGAAGGGTGCAAATTAAAGGCGTACAAATGTCCGGCTAATGTCTGGACTATCGGCTATGGTAATACTTTTTACGAAGACGGAAGCAAAGTAAAGGAAGGCGATGTGATTACTCAGGAAAGGGCGAATGAATTATTTGACATAATCATTGACGATTTTGCGAGAATGACGGATGCGCTTGTAAAATCAAATGTTACCGAGAACAATTTTTCTGCATTAGTTTCGTTTACTTTTAATGTAGGTACGGGCAACCTAAGGAGAAGCACTTTACTAAAGAAGGTAAATGCGAACCCTAAAGACCCGTCTATTCGTGCTGAATTTATGAAGTGGACACGTGCCAACAATGTGGTGCTTAAAGGATTAGTGAGGCGTAGAGAGGCTGAGGCTAAACTATATGAGCAACTTTAGAACTATATTAGTTAATTTATTATCGGACGAAAGCAACAGTATTAGCCATAAAAGAGTAGTGGCTATGCTTGGCAGCGTTTGTCTTTTTATATCCCTGTTCTTAAACATAATCTTAAAAATTAACCCAAGCGATAAGTTGGTCGATGCCGTCTTGTATCTTACGCTATTTGCTATGGGTTACACTACAATAGATAAATTCAGCAAAAAATAAATAATGCTAAAATCAAAACGCAAACGCCTATTCTTTGACATTGAAACCTCTCCGAACGTTGGCTTTTTCTGGAGTGCCGGATATAAGTTAAACATCACACCGGATAGCATAATTCAAGAACGTGCCATTATTTGCATCTGCTACAAGTGGGAAGATGAAAAAGAAGTTTACCACTTACAATGGGATAGCAAACAGAATGACAAAAGAATGCTACAAAGTTTTATCGAAGTAGCAAACACGGCATCGGAGTTAGTAGGACACAATGGCGACAAGTTCGACCTTGCGTGGATAAGAACCAGGTGCTTATTTCATAAGATTGATATGTTCCCTTCTTACGTTACTATTGACACCCTAAAAGTAGCAAGGCAAAAGTTTAGATTTAATAGCAACAAGCTTAATTACATAGCTGACTATTTAGGTATTGGCACTAAAATCAAAACCGAATATAGTTTATGGAAGGACATTGTTCTGCATAAGGACAAAGTAGCTATGGCTAAAATGATTAAGTACTGCCAGAAGGACGTTGTTTTATTAGAGCAAGTATTTAACGCACTTAAAAACCACATAGAACCTAAAACACATTACGGAGTTATCTTCGGACAAGACAGAGGCTCTTGCCCTGAATGTGGGAGCGACGATCTAATTATTTCACTTCGTAGAACAACCGCAACCGGAGTAAAGAAAATATCGTACAAGTGCAAAACTTGTTTTAAAATGCACAGCAAAACCGACAAATAAATGGATAGTAAAATTCTTAGCTTAGTAAT